AGGTCCATCATTTACTCCATCGAACAGGCCAAGGCCAAAATCAAAACCGCAATCGAGTCCAATGGATATACTGGTTTTTCCAATCCTGATTAGTGCTTTAGCGACCCTTGCGGTCGTGGAGTTCCGGGTCCTGCCTTCGTGGTTCTACGCTTTGCCCTTTGCGAAGCGGAAGCCGTTTTCGTGTATGACCTGCTTCGGGTTTTGGCTTGGCTTTGCCCTGACCCTGCCGACCTGCCAATGGTACTTGGCCCCTATCCTCGGCCTCGCATCTTCAGCCACCGCAATAATCATCCGGGAATGGACCTTCAAATGACCGCCGAGCAGTTCATCGTTGCCCAAAAGCACCGCAAGTATTGGGACCAATATGTGGCCTCGCTGACGATGCGACTGCCACCTGATGCGGTTGGTGAACTGCAAGCCATCCTGACCGCTCACGGACGACCGCCCACGAATTGGTGGTGCGCTGACTGCGTAAAATCGGCCCTCCAATACATTTACATGCAAGCGGACTTGTTCCTCGAAGTCAACCAAAACACCGTTACAATCCCACTAAGCAATGCCCCTGCCAATCCCGAACAATAACGAGTCAAGAGAAGGCTTCATTGGTCGTTGTATGTCCAACAACAACGTCAACACGGAGTTCCCCGATACGGCTCAACGATTGGCCGTTTGCGGCTCAACATGGGAGAACCACAAAAGGCAGCAGTTCGAGTCATATGCGGACTATGGCCAAGAGATTCGGTCGAATGCCAAACGGGGGATTGAACTCAACGAACGCAACGGCAACAAGTGTGCGACGCAGACGGGTAAGGTCCGGGCGCAGCAGTTAGCCAACGGGGAAGCCATATCGGTCGAAACCATCAAGCGGATGCACTCCTACCTGTCCCGTGCTGAAACCTACTACGACAACGCTGACGACACCTCCGACTGCGGTTACATCTCGTACTTGTTGTGGGGTGGCAAGTCGGCTCTCTCGTGGTCAAGAAATAAACTCCGGGAACTTGGCGAACTCGAAGGCGAAGGATGACGAAGCCCAAGTGCAGGCTCGGATGGACTCGCTTATGATGGTCATAACGACCCTATGCGACTGCATCGGAGCGGTGGACGATTCCAATGCCCCGAACCAGTACGAAGTGAAAATCAAAATCGTAAACAAGATAAGCGACCTAATCGACAAAATCGAATACTGATGGCAGGCCGACCCCCAATTTGGAATACCCCCGAAGAACTATGGGAGGCGTTTGAACGATACCGAGCCGAGAATAAGGCCAACCCTTACCGGGTGCAGGACTATGTCGGCAAGGATGGGAACATGGTTTACAGGGATAAAGAGCGTCCGATTACCTTTCGGGGCTTTGAGGGATACCTTGCAGAAAATGGCGTTTGCCATAACCTATCGCAGTATCGAAATGGAGATAGCGACCATCACAAGGAATTCTTATCAATCATTACACGCATAAGGCTGACCTGCGACAAGGATATGCTGGAGGGTTCAAGTGCCGGGGTTTACTCGGCCAACATCGCCTCTCGTCTGCTTGGCTTGGTTGACAAGCAGGAGAACACGGTCCACATCGAGCAACCCCTATTCCCCGACAATGACTGACAAACTAACCCTGCATCATGGCGACTGCTTGGAGGTGCTTCGTTCACTACCTGACTGCTCCGTTGATTCGATAGTAACCGACCCGCCTTACGGGTTGTCCTTCATGGGGAAGCGGTGGGATTACGATGTGCCAAGCGTTGAGGTCTGGGCCGAGTGCCTTCGGGTCTTGAAGCCGGGCGGTCATCTGCTTGCGTTTGCAGGAACAAGGACGCAGCACCGAATGGCGGTGCGGATTGAGGACGCAGGCTTTGAGATTCGGGACATGATTGCTTGGGTGTATGGGTCGGGGTTTCCGAAGTCGTTGGACGTAAGCAAGGCGATTGATAAGATGGATGCAGCGCAAGAGCAGCAGGCGAGGCGATACCGATTCACGGAGTGGGTTAGGTCAACGGGTATCACATCAAAGCAGATTGACGATGCAACCCAAACGAATATGGGAGGCCACTACACTACGGCAGCAAGCCAACCAGCAATAATGACCCGTGAGCATTTGGAGGCTTGCCGTCATTTGCTTGGAGATATTCCTGAATGGGTGGAGCGTGAGGCAGACATTCGTAGCGTTGAGAGCAAGAACTTTGCCGAGCGTGAGGTGGTGGGGCAACATCAAACCGACATGGGGGGACTTGGTGGCGAAAGGTTAGGACAAAAAGGAGGCGATATCACAATAGCCGCCACCCCCGAAGCAAAGCAATGGCAAGGCTGGGGGACTGCACTCAAACCCGCACTCGAACCGATTACAGTGGCTCGCAAGCCCTTGATTGGCACGGTAGCCGAGAACGTGCTGCAACACGGGACGGGTGCGATTAACGTGGATGGGGGAAGGGTTGGAGAACGCTGGCCCGCCAACTTCATCCACGATGGGAGCGAGGAAGCCACCGACCTGCTTGGGGCTTCGGCTCGTTTCTTCTACTGCGCCAAAGCAAGCAAAGCGGATAGGGATGAGGGGTGTGATAAATTGCAAGAGCGTTCTGCGGGCGAATGCGTGGATCGGGTTGAAGGAAGCGCAGGGATGGAAAGCCCAAGGGCAGGGGCAGGCAGGACAAGCGGATCACGCAACCATCACCCAACCGTCAAGCCCACCGACCTCATGCGATACCTCTGCCGACTTGTAACCCCACCAAGCGGAATCGTCCTCGACCCGTTCATGGGGTCAGGCTCAACAGGCAAGGCAGCGATGCTGGAAGGCTTTGCGTTTGTCGGGATAGAACGGGAAGCGGAATACATCGACATCGCCAAGGCTCGCATTCAATCCGCAGTCGGCTTGCTTTAATGTTTACCCTCACGACCGCTATCAGCCGAATCCGTCGGATGACGGCCCGGAAGAAGGTCATCCAAGGCGGAACAAGTGCAGGCAAGACCCTTGCCATCCTTGCGGTCCTCATAGACATCGCAGCAAAGAACAAGACCGAGATATCGGTGGTTTCCGAATCCATCCCCCACCTACGGAGGGGTGCAATCAAAGACTTCGCCAAGGTCATGCAATGGACGGGCCGATGGGTCGCAGACCGATGGAACAAGACTCTGCTCACCTATCACTTCGCCAACGGTTCAATCATCGAGTTCTTTTCGGCTGATTCCGAGGCAAGGCTCCGAGGTGCAAGGAGGCAGGTCGTTTACATCAACGAGGCGAACAACATCGACTTCGAGTCCTACTACCAACTCGCCATTCGTACCAGCGAGGCCATCTACATCGACTTCAACCCGACCCACGAGTTTTGGGCGCATACGGAGGTCCTGCCCGAACAGGATGCAGAACTGGTCATCCTTACCTACAACGACAACGAGGCTTTGCCCGACACGATTAGGAGGGACATCGAACTAAACCGCACCAAAGCCGAAACCTCTGCGTATTGGGCGAACTGGTGGAAGGTGTACGGCCTCGGTCAGGTCGGGACGCTTCAGGGTGCGATATACGAGGACTTCGAGGTCGTGGAGGGTATAGATGTCAGCCGAGCCAAATTCGTTGCCCTTGGGCTTGACTGGGGCTTTAGCAACGACCCTACGGCATTGGTCGCTATCTATCGCCAAGGGGACTGCCTGCTGATTCAGGAACTGATCTACTCCACGGGCCTGACTAACCAAGACATCGCAGATAAGTTGCGGTCGCTCGGCATTACAAGGGCTTGGGAGATAGTTGCCGATTCAGCAGAACCCAAGTCCATCGAGGAAATCTATCGGTTAGGCTTTAACATCAAGCCGGCGGAGAAAGGCCCCGATTCGGTCAGGAACGGCATCGACATCCTGAAACGCTTTAAGTTGCAGGTAACCAAGGATAGCACCAACCTCATCAAGGAACTGCGGTCCTACACTTGGGCTACGGATAAGGAGGGCAAGAACACGGGGGTCCCGATTGATTCCTTCAACCACGCCTGCGATGCGATGCGGTATGTGGCACTTAACAAATTGAGGGTTAGCAACTCAGGGAAGTATGTTGTGGTGTAACTTTGCAGTACTAAACCCCTAAACAATGACACAGGAACAAATCAGACGATTAAAGCAATGGAATGTTGAAATCATATTCTTTGACCGAGGATGCCTTGTCAAGGTGGGATGCAAGTCATTTGCCTCTGAGAGCATTGAGGAAGCGATGGCAGAACTTGTGGCATACACCAAAGACCCGATTGGAGTTGGCAAGAAGTATGCGCCAGAGGAGTTTATTGAATTTACAAGTGCAACAAGTGCAAGGTTCAATGATGAACAAGGAACAAATCCTTGACCTGCTAATCGAAATCGGCAAGACGCTTGCAGCCGTTTTCTTCATCCTCACCCTTCTAACCCTCCTTTGGACCTTATGAAAGTCGTTCACTACTACCACATCTACTGCGGAGGCAACTGGCAGTTAATACTCAACCAGCATATGATGGCGGTTTGCAATTACGGCCTCATCAATGTCTTGGACGAAATCCGTGTCGGCATCGTCGGACCACCCGAACAACGCAAGGCGGTCAAGGAGGTGCTGGAAAACTCGATGATAGCCGATAAGGTCAAAGTCGTGGTTACCCGGACCAACGCTTGGGAGCAGGCGACCCTGACCGAGATGTACCGGGCAAGTCAAGAAGAAGAAGCCGTGTACATGTACGCCCACACCAAGGGGGCAAGCGACCCGTCCCTCATCAACCAACTTTGGAATCGCAGCATGACCTTCTTCAACGTCGTGGCTTGGGAGCGATGCTTGCAACTGCTGGAAGGCGTGGATGCGGTGGGATGCCATTGGATTACAAAAGAACAATTCCCTCACATGGCTGACCACAACAACCCCGAAGGCTACCCCTATTTTGGGGGGACCTATTGGTGGGCCAAGTCGTCCCACATCAAGGAACTGGGTGAGCCGGAACGCAAGCAACGCTGGCAGGCCGAGCATTGGATAGGGAAGAAACCCGACACCAAGGTCCACGACTCCAACCCCGGATGGCCGGGTCCCGAAAAGTTTGTAATCACGTTTTAGCATGAAGGTCCCTATCCTCATTACCAACTTT